AGGACGTCGGATTGTTGGACGTTACCCCGGAAAATTTCATTGTTCCAAAAGGAGAAGAAAGTTTTTATCATTGTCGTATTGAGGTTGTAAAATTCAACCAAGAAACGGGCGAAAGAATTTCACGACCACGTATGCAGGTTTTCGGAAAAAAGTTCTTTGAAACATTCGGATTGCACAATTTGCGAAAAATGGGTTATAAAGTTGACATTATGCACGACCCGAACGTTTGGGAGGCAGCGAACAAAGAAAAGATTGAAGCCAGCAAACGAGCAAAGGCAGAAGCAGCAGCAAAGGCGGCAGCAGAAGCAAAGGCGGCAGAACGTGAACAAATGAAAGCCGAAATTATTGCAGAACTGACAGCCGCCGGAGTTATCCCAGCAGAACCAAAGAAAGCCGGACGAAAACCAAAAGCCGAAAAAACAGCAGAAGCAGAGGAAGCGGCAGGCGATAGCCCGGAAAACAACGAGAATGTTTAACCATTAAAAATTACGAATATGGCACAGATGCACAGCAAGACAATTTGGTTATTGAAGTAGCCACAACCGCCGCAGCATTGGACGGCGACACAAAGAAAAAGTTGATTGAATGTATTGAGGGCGGAACAATTACCGACGTTATTTTGGTAACAAAAGAGGTTGAAAAGAAAATCAGCCATGCACGTGTTGTTAGTTGGTTGGTTGACACAACCGGGGATTCCCCAAAATACACAATTGATATTATTGACGCAAAAAGCGGAGCAGTAGAAGCAATCGCACTTAATTAATTCAAAGGGTAAGAATATTATGTTAACGAGAGAAATTTTAGTTGCAAATGCGGCTTTGTCGGGATTGTCTGACGAACAGATTACAGCGATAACAACATTATCGCAGAATGACGAAAACAGCGTTATTGCCAAGAAAACGGGCGAAATTTACGGGGCTTTGGATGGCGATATTTTGGCGGTTTCCGGTATCGCTAAAAATGGAACCGAAAAAACGTATGATTACGCAAAACGTGTAATGGTGGAAATGAAAACAAAAGCCGATGGCGCAACCGGGCTGCAATCGCAGATTGATTCATTGACCAAGGAAAGAGCCCGTTTAGAAAAGGCAATTGCCGATGGTGCGGCAGATGCGGAAACCGTGAAAGCATTGAAGCAGGCAAAAGCAGATTTGCAGAACGTGACAACGCAGTTTACCGAGTTGACAACCAAGTATGAGGCAGAAAAGGCAAACCACGAAAAAGAATTGTTCGGAGTAAGAATTGACAACGCATTGCAGACAGCCGCCGCCGGGCTTAAATTCAAAGCAGGATTTCCGGAAAGCGTAACAAAGGTTATTTTGACGCAGGCGACCGAAAAAGTAAAAGGCATGAACCCGGAATATATAGACGACGGAAACGGCGGAAAGGTTTTGGCGTTCAAAGATGCAAGCGGCGCAATTATGCGCAATCCAAACAATCAGTTGAACCCATTCACGCCCGCCGAGTTGCTGACAAAAGAATTGGAAACGATGGGAGTATTGGAGCAGCAAAGACAACAGCTAGGAGGCGGCACAAATAAGCCCGTAGGCGGTGCCGGAGGCGGCGGAATTACATTGGACGTAAGCGGAGCCAAAACGCAATCAGAGGCGTACGAACTTATTACAAAACAATTGATGGCGCAAGGTAAAACGGTAGGTTCCAAAGAGTTTGACGAAGATATGAGAAAGGTTTGGCAGGAAAATAGTATTAACAAATTTCCGGAGAGATAACCGGGTAATGGGTAAACCCGCATTTAATAACAAATTAAAATAAAAAGACTATGAGTTTAATTGCAACAAGATTACAGAATTGGCGAGTAGAAAACCCGGAGTTAGACCGTAATATGACCCGCCCGTGCGAGTATGGCGCATTAGATTTTTTCATTGAACAGACCAACGCCGGAAATTCCATTTTGTCCCCGAAATTGCGTGAACGTGCGTTTGCCTCAATCGGAAATACGGTACAAGTTCCGGTTATCAATTACGATGGCGACGTTACGGTTAGCAACGTTCGTACGTGTGTTATCCAGAACGATGAAAGCACGTCCGCACTTTATACCGTGGTTTGGGCGACATATTCCGTCGGCTTTACAATGGTGCCAACGTTGTATATGAACAACGAAATTTCGTATGACCACGATTTCAACCGCAAAATGGAAAAGGTTTGCAGAGCGTTTGCAAATTCGTTAGACCAAGCAGCCGTTGCAGCGTTGGAGGCAGAAAAAACCCATGTATTGAAAGACGAGTTGAATTACAAATTCGCTGCAAACGTTATTGAGGTTCCAACGCAGATGGCAACCGAAATTATGGGCGATATTAACCCGATTATGCGTGCAAATTGTTATCCGGGTTTGGCTCACATCGTAGGTAACGCCGGAATTGACAGCCTTATTAAAAAATTGGCACAGCACGGTATTTATAACGACGTAAACAAGCGTATGGAATACGAAAATAAAGTGTTCCATTATACAAACAACGTCGTAAATGAATCTAACAAAAACGGCACATTCTTTGCCGTAGAGGATGGTAACGTTGGCGTTTTAACACGTGTTGACCGTGAGGCGTTGAACCGCACCCGTGCGAATTTCCACGAATGGGACGTTGTACGTTTGCCGTACATTGATTTGCCCGTTGGTTCGCACTATTACACAGAAGTTGGCGACCAGTCACTGACAGCAGGCGAAGCGAGTGACGATATGACGTGCAACGTGAAAGAATATTTTGGATTTAGCGCAGACGTTGCGTTTGTAATTGCTTACAACAGCAACCCAACAACCGTTGCAAATCCGATTATCAAAGCGCAGATTGCAGCACGTGCGGGAAATGTACCTTTGGGTATGCCTGTATATGTAACCAACGCCGGGGAATTTCCCGCCGGAGGTGCGGGCGCATAACGCCGGAGCATAACGAATTATTTAACCGAGGGGACGGGGTGGTTATCCCCGCCCCCTTATTTATTGCAATCTTAATTCCTAATATGGGAAATAAATGGGCGTTTTTATGATAAGAATAAATGAAATATGCGAAGCGTTAAAAAATGTGTGCGGGTGGGAGCAATCATACGACCCGGCAAAGGCGATAGACGACAATTTAACGCAAACGGAAAGTGGGTTGTATTTTCAAGGTGCGCACCCGCTTTTGACGTTGGATAATATGGCGGCGATTATGCCGGATGATTGGGGGCTGCAATACCCGGAATGGAACATGATATTGCCGTACAAAGCCGGGCAGAAAGTGAGCCATAACGGTATTGTTTGGATTGCTAAAATTGACAACACCGGAGAGGAACCAACGGCAAGCGATTTTAATAATGATTACAGCCGGGAGGATTACGGAAACCCATATTGGAAACCGTATAATATGTTGACGGACTTTTTGGAGAGAATGACCCGAAACGGAATTGCGACCGCAATACAGACGTTTACACAGATTAAGCAGTTGGATAAAGAAACACGTAATTTGTTGGAGCGAAAAACGTTCTTTGATGGTGCCGGACGCATACGGGCGACGTTGCAAAACAATCATAAGTTGGTAGGATTTGAAATTGTCCCGGTTCGTGCAATGGGAGTGACGGCGAAAATTGAAAAGATAGGTTTGCAAATGACCGGGGGAACCGGGGTTGTTAGAATGTATTTGTTTCATTCGTCGCAGATAGACCCAATAAAGACTTTTGATTTGAATTTTACCGTTACAAATGGCGGTTTTCAGTGGTTCCCGTTAACTGATTGTTATTTGCCGTATATAAGCGACAAGAACAACGCCGGGGGGTCGTGGTTCCTTTGCTACAATCAAGACGAATTACCCGCCGGAATGGAAGCAATTAACGTATCAAAGGATTGGAGCCGGGAGCCGTGCGGAACGTGCAACATGGGTTCCGTTGAGGTTTGGCGAGAATTGACAAAGTATTTGCAAGTAACGCCGTTTATGTATAATGCGCCGGAAACGTTCGCAGAATACCCGGAGTTGTGGGATATTGCATACACGATGTACACACGAACCCAAAATTACGGGCTGAATTGCGAAATTACTATTGGATGCGATTTAACGGATTTCATTATTTCCCAAAGGCAGATTTTCCAAACGGTAATACAAAGACAAGTTGCTGCAATTGCATTGCGGACGTTGGCAATGAACCCCAACGTAAGGGTTAACCGCAATCAATCAAACGCAACCCGGATGGATATTTTGTATGAGTTGGACGGCAACACGTCCGGCGTTCGTCCCGGCGGTTTAGGTTACGACCTTAAAAAGTCTTATGAGGCGTTGCAAATAGATACGCAAGGGTTAGACCGTATCTGTTTAGCCTGCAATAACCGTGGGGTAAGATACAGAACCGTGTAATTATATAATTCAAAGGGAAAGTTGTATATAATTTCATGTAAAAGTTGTATTTATGAAACGGATAACCGATTTGCGAAAAAGGGTTGCGGATTTCAACGAGGCTTTGACGTCCGGGCGGATAATACAAAACATTATATGGGACAATGAGTCATATATAGTTGATTTGAACGCCGAGGAACAATTGTTTGAACAAGGTATTAACCGTTTGGGCGTCGAAATTTCGGATTATGCACCATACAGCCCCGTAACAATCGCAATTAAAGAGGCTAAGGGACAGCCGACAAACCGGGTAACGTTACGGGATGAGGGAGATTTTGAAAGTAGTTTTTATTTAGAGGTTGGCGACAAACAATTTGAAATTAAAGCGTCTGACTTTAAAACAGAGGATTTAATAAAAAAATACGGTCGTCAAATATTGGGTTTAACCGACGAAAATATTTCAATATTGATTTGGAAATATATTTTCCCGGATTTAATGGCAGAAACAAAAAAACAAATTTATGGCAAATAATGTAAAAGCCCCGGTTATTGACAACCCGGAATTGTTAGACCGGATAATTGGAAACATGCAAAACGGATTGGTTGATAATTTGCCGTGGTTGGATTTTGCATTTGGCAGGGCGGAAAGACTTGTTAAATACAACGGGAACCAAAAGCGATATTATACGCCAAATGTTTATTCCGGCAATAACGATTATATGGAAGTAACGCCGGATGCAAATATTGGTAATTTCTGTTTTTTTTGGGTTGACGACCCGCAAAACATAAGTTGGGAACCCGGCGTTGATATTGGGATAAAAACGGCGTTTTCGATTATCTTTTGGTTTGATTATCGAAAGATTTTCAACGAAGCAAGCAACAGAAACAAAGAGGCGTTAAAACGTCAAATATTGGACGTATTAAACGGCGGGTTTTGGTTGCGTCATGGAGGCTATAAAATAAACAAAGTCTATGAATTGGCGGAAAACATTTACCGGGGGTTTTCTTTGGACGAAATAGACAACCAATTTTTAATGCACCCGTTCGGCGGATTCCGGTTTGAGGGCGAATTGAGTATTGGAGAAACATGTAAATTGTAGGATATGGAACATTTTATTTATAACATTATTGTTGTCGCATTAATAGCGGCTTTTGTGCTGACGTTATTACGCAAATGGGGCGTCATTGAATGGGTACAGATTCACGGGAACGATTTCTTTTCAAAGATGTTTAATTGCGATTTCTGTTTGTCGTGGTGGACGTGCGTTTTGATTTGTTTCTTTGCGTTGATATTTACCGGGAACCTCTCATTTTTGGGCGTTCCCTTTTGTAGTACAATGATAACACGTGTTTTATTATGAAGAATGTACAAATAAAAGGAATGAACGTTGAGTTGTATGATTCAATCGAGGATTTGCCAATTATGCGTTTCCACAAGTATAACAAAATGCTTTTGGTTGACGCCGGGGTTGGTTCCGATTTGTCGGATTTTGACCTACATATTGAAAAGGTAATACGTTATTTGAACAGCCCAACGCCAAACATGGCAACCGTTGAGTTGGAAAATATGCGCCAAAACATATATTTCATTCAATCCGAGGTTTCCCCCCGGCATTTGGCTTTTGCCGTGTTGGTTAAATCAATAAATGGTAAACCCCGAAATGATTTGTCAGATGATGGATTGCAACAAACAATGAGTCTTTTTAAAGACGTTGCAAATTCAGAGATAACCGCCCATTTGGAAGCGGTTAAAAAAAAAATAGACGATGAATTGCGTTTGTATTTTCCCCGGTTGTTCGATGATGCGACATTGAAAGAGTATTACGATAAATTGAAACAAAGAACGATTGTTGTATTACGCACAATAATAGACGGTCGGGCAACCGAGGCGGACACAAAAGAGATTGACGACATTACGGCGGAGTTGATAACCTATTTCAACCCGCAGACGTTTACCGGTTCGGAAAGCGTGGAAATTAGGCGTGACAGACAATTTGAAAATATGTGTTTGATATTGTCCCAAAATTTGCATGTTGACCCAAAGAAATTTACCGTTTTGGAATATTACAACGCATTTGAGTATATCAAGGAACAAGCCAAAAAAGCAAACAAGCAAAAAAGGGCAAAATAAGGCGATTTCCGGCGTTTTTATTTTTAGGCGATAAATTACACGTTTGAAAAAAAGAAAATGCAACAGACGGGGAATTTCCCGTAAATAACTAAACAATCGGCGTATGGCAGATAATAACAACCCAATCAAATATTCGGATTTAATAAGCCCGGATAATTCGATTACAGATTTGATAAAACAATTGGATGAACTTTCGGACACCTATACAAATGCACTGAAAAATATCAAAGCCGAGGCAATACAATTGGCGGAGATTCTGAAAAAGGTTTCCGGCGCAACGGAGGACGGGCGAAAGACAACCAAAAAAGCCGCAGACGATGCCGAACGTTTGGCACGTGCGCAACGTGATTTGGCGTTTGCAGAAAGTGAGAACGCCAAAAAGTTAGCCGAGTTAAAATTGGCACAGCAGGAAGCGAACCAAATTAATAAACTGATTGTGAAAATAAATCAATCCGCCGAGGGTAGTTATAACCGTTTATCGGCGCAATATTCATTGAATAAGATTTATTTAAACAACATGACTAAAGCCGAACGGGAAAACACCGAGGAGGGGCGAAAATTGGTTGCACAAACCAAAGAAATATACGAAGAAATGAAACGTTTGCAGGAAGCAACCGGGAAATTTCAATTGAACGTCGGAAATTATACGGAGGCGTCCGACGCAATTATTGCGTATGGCGACAAATTAAAAGAAACGTTAGGTTTAAATAGCGCATTTGGCGAAAGTCTTTTGGCGTTAGGACGTGGCGGGGCTGAAAGTAAAGCCGTTTTTACAGCTATTGGCGACGGGGCAAAAGCATTGGGAAAAACTTTGTTGGGTTTACTTTCAAATCCCGTATTTTTGGCAATTGCCGGGATTGCGGCGGCTGGTGCGGCGTTCAAATGGTGGTACGATTACAACGCCGGATTAGTTGAGGCAACAAGGTTGACGCAACAATTTACCGGGAAAAGCGGCGATGATTTGAAAGCGTTTAGAAACGAGGTGCAAGCCGTCGCAGATTCGTTCAGCGCAGATTTTCGGGAAACATTGATTGCAACAAACGCATTATCACAACAATTTGGTATTTCTGCAAATGAGGCATTGCAGTTGGTTAAGGATGGTTTTTTGTCCGGAGCCGATGCGAACGGGGAATTTTTGGACACGTTGAAAGAATACCCGGCATATTTTAAGGAAGCGGGAATATCAGCAGACCAATTTGTTGCCATTGTAGCCCAAACAAACAAAATGGGTATCTTTTCGGACAAAGGCGTTGACGCAATTAAGGAGGCAAATTTGCGTTTGCGTGAAATGACGACGGCGACGGCGGCGGCTTTGGACGGTATCGGTATTTCGTCGGAACAAGTTCAAAAAGATTTGCAGACCGGAACCAAAACAACGTTCGATGTTATACAAGACGTTTCCGCAAAATTGGCAGAATTGCCGGATAATGCGGCAACGGTCGGGGCTGCAATTGCAGATATATTCGGGGGGCCCGGAGAGGACGCCGGATTGCAGTATTTGCGCACGTTGAAAGATATTTCAACAAACATGGATGAAGTAAAAGGGAAAGCCGGAGTTTTGGCGCAATTGCAGGAGGAACAATTGCAAAGCCAAATTGAGTTGCAAAACGCATTATCCGGGTTGTTTGACGCAACCGGAGGGAATTTTGAAACGTTGACAACGCAGGCAAAAGTTTTTGTTAACCAAGGATTGACGGCGATAATAAAAGGGGTTATTGATGTTGTCAATTACTTGATTGAGTTATACAATGAAAGTGTTTTGATACGTGCAATTTGGAATGGGATTGTTGCCGGATTCAAAACAACATTTGATACGTTGGGAAATTTGTTTGGATTCTTTATTGATATAGTCAAAGCAACCGGAACCGCATTAAAGGGGGCGTTTACGTTAGATTTTGACGAAGTAAAAAAAGGATTGGCAGATTATGCAGCAGCGTACGGAAATTTGGTTAAAGCCCAAGTTAAAGACATAACAGAAAATTTCCAAGAGGGTTTGGATGGTATGCAAAAGAAAATAAAACCGTTAACAATCCCGGTTTCTGTTGGAGATACCCCGACGCCACAAACAGACAATAAGCCCGTAACGACACAGAACCCAACCGTAACGCCAAGGGGTAAAAGCGATGCGGAAAAGGCAGCAGAACAACAAGCAAAGCAAATTGAAGCGGCATATAAAAAGAATTTGGAAGCAACCCGAAAATTGCAGGATGCACAATTGCAGTTGGAAACCGACGAATGGGCAAAGCGTCGCCAACAAACGCAATATCAGTATTCCCGCCAAATTGAGGATTTACAACACCAATTGCAGACCGAAAAGGATTTGAACGAAACCGGACGTCAAGCGATAAACGCCACAATTACGGCGTTGGAACAGCAACAAACCGAGGCGTTATTGAAAATCGAACAAGACCGACAATTGCAGGAATTAGCGTTACAGAAAGAAAGCATTGAATTACGTTTGCAAGCAGTCAAAGAGGGAAGCGAGCAGGAAAGACAATTGCGGATGCAGTTGTTGGAAAACGAAAGACAAACCGCATTATTACAGAACCAACAGAAACCGACCGGGCAACAGCAGGACGCCGCGGCGATTAATGCAAGTTTTGACGCAAAGGGAGCCGGAATTGCGGACGAATATTTGCAAGCGCAATTACAGATATTCGACCAACAACAAGCGTTGGCACAATCGGAGTTTGATTTGTTGAGAAATTCAGAAGCCCGGAAAACTCAATTCCGTTTGCAAGCAGAAAAGGAACGTTTGCAAAAGGTTTTAGAATTAAATCAGCAAGCCGCCAATAAATTGTCTGATGTTAAGGTACAAACAATTCAAAACACTATTAAAAAAATAGACCAAGAAATTGAGCAATCCAAAGGGGAGGAACGAGGAACAGACATTTACGGTTTGTTTGGGCTTAATTTGGACGACGACCAAAAAGAGGCAATTAATACGTCTATGCAATACGCATTGGATGCGTTAAATACATTCACGGCGGCACGTGTTGCCGCAGCAGATGCAGCCGTTGAGCAAGCGGATAAAGAGGTTTCCGCCGCACAATCGGCGTTGGATGCAGAATTGGAAGCAAGGGCAAACGGGTACGCCAATAATGTTGTACAAGCGCAAAAGGAGTTGGATTTGGCAAAGAAAAACCAAGAAAAAGCGTTGAAAGAACAACAGAAAGCGCAAAAACAGCAGGCAGCAATACAAACATTGCAGCAAATCGGAAACATGGTAACAGCAACGGCGCTGATATGGTCGCAATTAGGTTTCCCGTTTGCAATACCTGCAATTGCCGTAATGTGGGCGAGTTTTGCAGCGTCTAAAATCAAGGCGGCGCAATTGGCAAAACAGACCGGAGGAACCGGAGGAACGGAAACATACGGCGACGGTACCGTTGAACTTTTGGAGGGCGGTTCGCACCAAAGCGGAAATGATATTGATTTAGGAACGAAACCGGACGGAACCCGCCGACGTGCCGAGGGAGGCGAATTTTTCGCCGTGATAAATAAACGAAGTTCACGCCGTTTCAGAAAGATAATACCGGACGTTATCAATTCGCTAAACAATGGTACGTTTGCACATAAGTATTTAAAATCCTATTCAGACGGCGACGGTTTGACGTTAAACGTTACCGGACAAAGCCCGGATTTACGCAATTTGTCGGATGATGTAAGGGAAATTAAGGAACAGAACCGACGACGGGTTTACGTGGATGGCGACGGAAATACGATTGAAAGTTACAAGAATTTGAAACGTAAAATAAAAAGACTATGACACCAAAATATAGATTCTTTTTGCAGATAGGGGAGGACGGAACCAAACAAACCGTCTGCCCCAATTATAAGGATGATTTAACGTTGGATTATGAGTTGGAAACAAATCAAAGGTTTTACCGGGCTAAATTGTCCGGTAAAATAAACTTTGTCCGTGCTGATTACGATATTATCAATAATGCCCCGTTTGATTCTGAATTTTTCCTATATATCGAAAAAAGCGATGATTGGGGACAAACATACAATCAATACTATAAAGCAAAGTTTATGAAAACGGATTGTACGTTTAATGATGATGATAAATTGGTTACGGTACAGCCGGAAACAATAGACCAATACAACGACGTTTTGGCAGGATTGGAAAAGGAATACAATTTAATTGAGTTGGCCCCACAAATCGAATTTCTTACAATAAGAAAACGCCCATTGATACAAATATACGTTCCAGGAGATAGTATTGTTTCGTGCTTTTTGGGCGGCACGAATTGGGAACAAGACGCAAACGCCACGACTGACCAAAACGCATTAATACAAACCTATCATTTTGCACTATGTAATATTTTGAAAGAAATACAAATTACGTCGCACGGTTCCCCGGCGGTAATATCCGGGCTTTATACTGGGCGGATGTCGACGGGTGTAAGTCCTGATGAATTTATGGGAGATTTATACCCGGAATTAAATGTAAATTATTATATCCATATTGCACAAAAACTAGTTGCGGGTGGGCTACCTATTGGGCTAGCAGGTGTTGAGATACGCCGCCGTTCTGATGATGTGGCAATGTTCCGGTTTACAAAGATAACGCAAGAACCTTTTGATACGTTGGAATTTGATTTAACCGCCGTTGAGGGTTCCGGAGCAACGGGTACGATGCACGCCGATATGAAAAGTTATAATATATACGCCCGATATTTGGTTGATGTTGATAAAATATACGATTTAGATACATACCCGTTGCCGTCCGATGATATTGTAGATAATAATAGAAATTACCGCCGGACAATTGGTTACGCAATCGACGTGGCATTTATATCTAAAAATTTTTCAGATACGCCGACCGAGTGGGGATTAGCCGACAGTGGAAAGTATTTTGCGCCGCCTTATTCCATATATGGACAAACGTTTTATCCAATCGCCCGGTCAACGTGGCGTTATGCGTCGTTATGGTTTGGGTTTTATCTGATGGATTGGATATTAGAGGAAAAAGCCCGAAAAGCATATACTTTGCGTGATGCGTTTACATTGTCGTCATGTATCAATGTGCTATTAAAAGAATTTGCGCCCGGAATAACGCATGAAGCGACGCCGGAATACAGCCAATTTCTTTATAACACAAACAATCCTATTTCCGGGCAGTCATTTAAGTTGCTAATAAGTCAGAAAAGTAATATCATTAATGGCGAATATAAAACCCCGGCGCGAAAAGCCCCGATTACATTACAACAGATTATGACGATGTTACGGGATATTTACAAATGTTATTGGTATATTGAGAACGGAAAATTTAAGATTGAACAAGTAAGTTGGTTTAGAAATGGCGGTTCGTATGGATATAACCCAATTATTGATTATGATTTAACGCAGTTAGAAAACGTTAGGAATGGCAAGAAATTAGCTTTTGCGACGTCGGAATATTCATTTGATAAAGTAGATATGCCGGAACGTTACCAATTTGAATGGATGGACGATGTAACAACGCCATTTGAGGGGTTGCCAATAGAAATTACGTCAAAATATGTAACAGCCGGAAAGATAGAAGAAATAAATATTTCCAATTTTACGTCTGATATTGATTTGATGTTGTTAAACCCCGGTGCAATTAGTTCGGATGGATTCGCATTGTTTGCGGCGGTTACACCGTCCGGCGGAGGACAATTGGAATTGCCGTTTACAAGACAAACCGTTGATAATGTAGAATACTATTTGCAAAACGGTTATTTAGCATTTTGCAATATACAACCGACATATTGGGTTTATGATATGCCCGCACGGAATTTCAAAATAAATAATTCCCCATATTATGCTATGGGAGGATTGGAACGTAAAAAGAAACAAACATTGAATTTCCCGGCAGGAACCACAGACCCAAACCCGATGCAGTTAGTTAAAACATATATCGGTAACGGACAAGTTGATAAACTTTCAGTAAATTTGTGTAGTCGAAACATTAAAGCAACGTTGAAATATGATACAGAATAACAATATTAGCGTTTTACCGTGGTACACGTCAATTAATGAACAGAACCACAGAAAAAGTTACGCATACGGCGCAATTTACCCGTTATTTGCCCAGGCTGATAGATTGTTGCCGTTTCAGATAATAAGAAACACACGGTCAAATAATGTTACGTCAGTGGTATTGTATGAAAAGACCGGAAAGCAAGTTGCAAACATAACAACGTACATGAAAGAAACCGGATTGCAGATTGTCCGGTTTCAAACGTTGGGTTATGATGTTATATTGTACCCGTCAATATTACCCATGCCATTAAATCTGTTGGACGGAATATATTATATGACGCTATCGGATGGCGTGCAAACGTGGTATTCTGAAATGTTCACGGTTGTACAAGATGTTTCCGGTTACTTAAAAATACAATGGTGGGATATTGAAAATTTGGTATTTGACGCCGGGCAAATAGTATATAAAAACCCGGATTTCAAAAATACGTTGTACCTTTGTACAGAGTTGGGAAAACCGGATTATGAATTTGAAGAGGACGGCGAAGAACGGGACGGGTATTTTTTCCCGGAAAAACAAATTTCAGTCAAGACGTTTAAATGTACGATATTGGCACCGGAGTTTCTTTGCGACGTTATGCGTTTTATCCGTATGGCTGATTACATTCATATAACGGATAAATACAGCAGGGAATACGATTGCGATATGTTTCTAATTACCCCAAAATGGCAGACGCAAGGGGATTTGGCGAGCGTGGAAATTGAGTTTAAAACAAATACTGTCGTTAAGAAAATAGGACGTGGGTATATTACAACAGCAAACAAAGGAGATTTTAACGGCGATTTTAATAATGATTTCAAGAACAATTAAATTAATTAGATTATGGGAAATTACGAACAATTAAAACAAGCGGTTTCCAATGTTATTAAAACAAACGGGAACCAAGAAATTACCGGAGCAATATTGCAAAATGCTTTATTGTCTATTATTTCAATGGTTGGAAGTAACGCAACATTTGCAGGAATTGCAACGCCCGATACAAATCCAAGTACACCCGATGAAAATATATTTTATTTTGCTACCACTAAAGGACAATATGTTAATTTTGGAGGAATTGAAGTAGATAATGAAGCTGTAATTCTGCAAAATAAAAATAACAGATGGGAAAAAAAAGCAACCGGGATTGCATTAGCTTTAAATGTTGATAAACTTTCAAGACAATTATATTACAATGATGTTTATTTAGCAAACAATAAAGAATTTAGGAACTTATTTTCATATACACCGTTAGAACCAACTTTGATAGAAGAAAATAAATTAATACGTTCAAATGGGGAATTAGAAGAAAATGACGAATCGTTAAAAAATGCTTATAATGTTGCATATTTTGATGTGTTAGAAAATAATAAATATTATATATCATGCCCAATAGGAGGACAATATGATAATATAATGTTTTTATCATTTATTGAAAAAAACGGCTCAATAATATTTTCAGAATGTAACGCAGAAAACACAGATAAAAAAGAATTTGTTTTTACTGCAAAAAAGAGTGGAAAACTAAGGATATGTTATCGTAATTTTGATAATTTATTAGTATATAAAGATGTACAAATAAACAATAAAAACTTCGTATGGTATGATACGCAAACAGAGTTTGACATATATAATATATTTGGCTATAAGGGACGAGCATATAATTCAATAGTTGATATTAAATTTTATAATTGTGATAGTAACGAAAAAAGAGCATTGTATGTTGTTCGGAATGGCAGACCAAAAGACAATACATTTAACATACGTACAAGCGTTTTAAAAAATGATGTATGGGAAGTTGAATTTGAATACAAAGTAAATGATGTAAACATAATTAATCCGACGGGAAATGCTATATTTGATGTTGAAATAAGAAATGGTATAAAGAAATGTATTATAACATTTAATTCAGCATACATTAATAAGATTGATGGCGATCAAATAGTAGATAATATAAACGCTAATCCACTATTAATATTTTCCAAAAATTGTTACGTAGAAAACGGGTTATGGTACAAAGAATTTGGGATTGATTCATTTCCAATAACAGGGTTTGTAAGTTCAAATAATAACGAATTTATAAATCAAAAGGGCTACCGTACTTCTGAATTTATAGAAGTAAAAAAAGGGAATATTATTTTATCATATAATCAAGGTTCTATAAATGTATATGCAATTTCACTATATGATGAAAATAAAAAATTTATAAAAGGCTTTTTGCCTAGTTCTACAATTCCGGAAGTAATGGGCACTAATTATTATATAGTTGGCGACGATAATGTAAAATTTGTCCGTTCCACAACAAACTATAAAGTATTAGATTTGTCATATCTTATTATTAGTGATAGGATGCCAATTGAGGTATTTAATTTCACTAAAAATGATGATAATGATTTAACAAAAAATTATCTATTAAAAAAAGAACGTCATTCTGTAAACTTTTCTTTTGATGATGGGGCTGCAAATGATACATTAGTAAAAAGTGTGTTTGATGAAAAAGGAATTAAATGTGGATTTGCGCTAATAGCTGCAAATACTAGATATATAGAATATTATAAAGAGGGTTTTGAAATATTGGCACACGGTAAAACTCCATTAAATAGCGCAACAGAAGAACAAGCAAAAACGGCTTTTATTAAAGGTAAAAAAATTGTTGAAGATATGGGAATAATATGTAATGGTTGGGTAACCCCGAATTCGCAATTAAAAGAAGATTTACACCCATTGGTATATGATTATTTTGATTATGGTTTTACTACTTATAAAGGTAATATAACAGAAGGACAAGTTCAAACGAAAAATTTAAAATCGTATGATTTATGGCGTATTCATTTAGCAACATTAAAAGATAATTTAACAATTATAGATGATGCGGTTTCGCAAAACGGGGTTGTTTCCGTTTATGCCCATAGTTTTGAAATAGACGATTTGTGGACAATACAAGATTTGAAAAATGTTATAGACTATATAAAAGCAAGAACAGAGATATTAATCCCATATGAAAGTTATATAAAACTTTTTTCAATAAGACACAATGAACAATAATAAGTTATATGGAAAGAATATTTAATTGGGAACAATGGCGTATTATAGCCGTTTCAACGGTTAGCCCGTTATTTGGTTATTTTACCCCGACAAAGGGTTTTGTTTATGCGTTGGTAGTAATGTTTGCGTTCAATATTTGGGCGGGTATGAGGGCGGACGGCGTGGCGATTGTGCGATGCAAAAACTTTTCGTTCCGTAAGTTCAAAAACGCATTGTGCGAATTTCTGTTGTATCTGTTTATCGTGGAGGCGATTTTTGTAATAATGAAAAATTGCGGCGATGAAAATGCGGCGGTTATCGTGGTAAAATCACTAACATACGTGTTTATGTATGTGTATTTGCAAAATGCGTTCCGCAATCTGATTATTGCGTACCCCCGGAATTTGGCGTTACGTATTATTTACCATCTTATCCGTTTGGAGTTTACAAGGGCTTTGCCGTCGCATTTGCAACCGATAATTGACAGATTGGATAAAGAATTTGGGGACGACCCCGACAAAAACAATAAAAAGAAAGGAGAAAACGAAAATGAGTAAAGTTGTAATTCTTGATGGAGGTCACGGCGTGGATTGTGCCGGGAAACGTTCCCCCATTTGGGGGGACG